TAGGAAATACATTGGTAAAAAATTCTTTTGGAAAGCAAAGACACTTCCTATTACAAAAACTCGTAAGAGACGCCAAAGGCTTAAAGTCGAATCCGATTGGCGTACATACTACGGTTCAAATAAACACCTACAACAAGATGTCGAAAAGATGGGAGAAGACTTCTTCCATAGAGAGATTATACATCTCTGTAAATCGAAAGGCGAATGCTCATACCTTGAAACAAAAGAACAATTTGAAAGAGAAGTCCTTTTAAGCGAGAAGTATTATAATGGTATTATCAATTGTAGAATTGGTGGAAATAGTGTGAAAAACTTGTTTACAAATGACTAAAAGTATGGTATAATAGATATATAATGGCAAAAATATTACAATTTCCTACCAAGGAAGAAAAACAAATACAAGAAGACACTGAATTCTTAAATAATCTCAGTGATGAATGTGTTAATAACTCTCATTTTCTATTAGAAGTACTTGAAGAATTTATTAATACTGGTGAAGTATGTCCGGACCTAATGGATATGGATTTTAGAGATGAGACCAAACAAGAGTCAAGAGATATGTTTGTGATTGTTAATATGATAAACGCAATGTTAAATCGTTGGCACAACATGCCACATGGTTTACATCAAACAATGGATAATGCTTATATCAAAATTAAAGAAATGATTCTTTTAAACGAAGAAACTCATCATCAAATTTCTGAATTTGTATTTGAACCAGAAGATAGTGATATAGAATTTACCTTTACACCCGAGGATCCAGAAGATAATGATACTGATTGATTACAGCCAAATAGCGCTGTCTAATATAATTGTGCAAAAGCTCAATGATGAAAGCATGATAAGACATATGATACTTAATAGTATACGTATGTACAACAAAAGATATAGAGAAGAATATGGACAACTTGTGATTTGTGCCGATGGTATGAATACATGGAGAAAAGAATTCTTTCCAGAATATAAAGCAGCTCGTAAAAAGAATAGAGATAGTTCAGGACAAGACTGGACTGAAATCTTTAGAATTTTACATACTGTAAGAGATGAAATAAGAGACTATTTGCCATACAAAGTAATTCATTTAGAAGGCGTAGAAGCTGATGATGTTATTGGTACACTTACAATGCAAACACAAGAGTTTGGTCAAGCTGAGCCAGTTATGATTATATCATCTGATAAAGACTTTATTCAACTACAAAAGTTTAATAATGTTAAACAATATAGTCCTATACAAAAGAAGTTTGTAACTGACAAGAATCCAAGAACATATTTATTTAATCATATTATGAGAGGAGATACAGGAGATGGGATTCCAAATGTTCTTTCAGCTGATGATACCTTTATTACAGAAAAAAATCAAACACCACTGAGACAAACAAAGATTGATGCCTGGTTAGAAAACTCAGATAACTTAAGAGAATCAATGGATGATGAAGTATATCGTAATTATCAAAGAAATAAAAAGCTTATCGATCTTACTGACATACCAGAAAACATTCAAGAAACTATTATAAATACTTTTAATGAACAAGGTAAAACACCGAATATGAAAGTGTTGAACTATTTAATAAAGAAAAGATGTAATCATTTGATTGAAGTCGTGGAGGAATTTTACAATGGCTAGAAAATTAGTATCAGAAGTTTTAGAGGAAGCTTCAAAAATCGTTAAAAAAGCCGATCGTATGCGCTTTTTACAACAAAATAAATCACCAGGTCTTACAGATATATTAAGAATCAATTTTGACGAGACAATAATATCTGCATTGCCAATCGGAGCACCATCATTTAAAAGAGACGATGCACCAAAAGGATACGAGTATACTGTATTAAATAAAGCATATACTCAATTTAAGTATTTCTTTAAAGGTCCAATCGCAAATGAAATGAAGCCTTTAAAAAGAGAAGGATTGTTTCTTAATCTCTTAGAATCGCTTAATCCAGAAGAAGCAGATCTCTTAGTTGCAGCAAAAGATAAAAGTATGAAATATAAAGGCATTACTAAAAAAATGGTAATGGAAACCTTTCCAAATCTTATTGTAAAATAAACCTTTACAAATACCTTAAACTATGGTATAATATATATTATGAACATTTTTATATTAGATAATGATCCAGTGATTGCAGCACAAGACCAATGTGACAAACATGTTGTTAAAATGATTGTTGAATCTGCTCAAATGCTATCAACAGTCCACAGAATGGTCGATGGTGTTATGGAACGTAGACCATCTAAGTCAGGCGCTATGCTACAATACTGGAAACTTAACGATCAAAGAGAGAATATACTCTATAAAGCATGCCATTTTAATCATCCATCAACAATATGGACTCGTGAAGGCTGTTGCAATTACACCTGGCATTACAAACATTTTATTGCTCTTTGTGATGAATATACTTATCGATATGGTAAAGTACATTCAACAGATACAAAGCTTAGAGAAATACTTAAATCATTACCAAATAAAATTAAGATAGGTAAAACACCATTTAAACTTGCAATGGGTTCTAATCCAGAATGCGTAGTTACTGGACTTGGTGGTACTGATGCTGTAGAATCATATCGTAATTTTTATCAAACAAAACAAAAAAGATTTAGTATGGTATGGACAAAAAGAGAAACACCTAAGTGGTTTAATGCGATATAAGATATACGAACATCGATATACCTTTAAAGGCAATTTTGCTTATGCAGCAAACTGTATAGAGCATGCTCTTGATATGATGGGATATGAAAAAGTCGAAGAAGATGCAGACCTTCATGTTTATAATCACACATGTAGAGATTTAGAACCAGATATGCCAGAGAATTCTATTATCTTTAAACCAACAGCACCTACAAGTAAACACTTTCAAATAGATACCTTAGGCTATGCAAATAGTAGTTCAATTACTTTTAATAAGCCAACCTTTGAAAACAGAGTTATTGATAATACCGAATGGAATTATGTAAATGATTTAATAGAACAAAGAGCAAATAAGTGGGATGATTCTATTATGCTAAAATGGAATGATGTTAAAAACGTAAGAGATGATCATATACTTATTATAGGACAAATGCCAGAAGATGAAACCGTACATGGCTTTGGATTTGGTGATCATTGGAAAAAGATGTGTATGATTATCGATAAGCTTAAAGACGAAAACTTAGTAATTAAATTACATCCAAGAATAACAAAAGCTTCTCATATTATAAGAGATTTAAATAAACAAATTGATAAATGGAAAGATAGCGGCCATCAAGTGATAACAGGATATGAATCAATCCATAGTGTATTACCTAAAACAAGACTTGCTATTGTAGAAAATACAACTGCGGGTATTGAATGTATGATGCATGATGTTCCTATCATATCACATGGATATCCTGATTATCATTGGATAACAAAAGACTTAAGAATACTTACTGAATTACGTGGATATATAAAAGATATGTCATGGTTTAATCAGAAGTTATCAAGACAATTTTTAATTTGGTATATATATGATTATCTATGCTATGATATACCATCAACATATAATCGATTAGGAGAGATATTAGATGCCAACATATGAGTTTAAAAATACTGAAACTGATGAAGTCTTTGAAAAGATTATGTCTTATGACAGTAAAGTAAAATATTTGGAAGAAAATCCAAATATTCAATCACACTATAGTACTTTAAATATAGATCATGATGGTGGTAAATCAGTTCTTACAAGAGCTGGTGGCGGTTGGAAAGAAGTCCAGGATAGAATTAAAAGTGGCATGCCACCGAGACTAAGAGATAATATTAAAACAAAATGAGAAAAGAAGAACTAATAAAATTAATTAATAATCTTCCAACAGAGGATACTGCAGGAGAAATAGAGGGAATATTTTATGATAGATATGGCGGAAGGATTATCACTGATTCTATTAGGGTCGATATGGATAGCGGTAGAATTATACTGGTTCAAAAGGGATCGGAAAACTACGAGGTCAATAAAAAGAATTGGCAACAAGAAATAAGTTTTAAAACAAAAACATGAAAAAAACAACAGAAGAAAAGCTTTTACAAGTAGCTAATTTATCTCCAGACGAATCTTGGATTGAAAAAATTGTAGATGTCCATCCAATGAAACAAGTAGCTATTATGTCAATAGTACAAGTAGGAGTATTTGGATTTATGTTATTATCTTTTTGGCTTATACAAATAGCATTATGAAATTTATACACGAACCAGCAGATCTTGGTTATAACGATCTCGAAGCAGTCACTGGAGATAGTGGCAGATTTTATACAGACCCAGAAGGAAATAAGTACGCATCAGTAACGACAGTACTTTCAATACTCTCAGAAGAAGCTATACAAGCATGGCGCGCACGCGTAGGCGAAGAAGAAGCTAATAGGATATCAAGGCAAGCAAGTTCTCGTGGTACCACAGTCCATAACATCATAGAAAAATACGTGGCTAATGACCCTGATTATATCAAAGGAGAAATGCCACATAATGTACAAACATTTAAAGATATACAACCAATTTTAGACGAATGTGTAACAAAAGTTTACCAACAAGAAGCTCCTCTTTTTTCTAAACACTTAGGTTTAGCTGGAAGAGTAGATTTAGTTGGTCAATGGAAAGGTGTAGATTCAATCATAGATTGGAAAACCTCTCGTAAACTTAAAAAGAAAGAATGGATAAGTTCTTACTTCATGCAATGCGCAGCTTATGCTATTATGTGGGAAGAAAGAACAGGTGTACCTATTAAGCAATTAGTTGTGTGTATTGCTGGAGATGAAGGTCCTCAAGTCTTTATTGAAGATCGTGATAATTGGACAAAGGAGTTAATTAATACAATTAATGAATATAAACGAAGAAAACTATTTGGGAGATAGAAATGGCAAATTATAGAGGAAGACTTTTAGAAACAATAAAGACTTCAGCTAAAGCAAA